CTGGACGGCTGAGGAGGAGAGTTTCCGGGCGACGTTCCTCAATCGGTTGACGCTGGCGGTGATGGACCTGGTGGGGCTGGCGGTGGATGACGTGACGGCGAGTGTGGGGGGCGGGGCGGATTGGGCGACGGTGAACGCGGACGCGGCGGCCTGGGCGCGGGGATACGTGGGGAAGCTGATCACCCGGGTCACGGCGACGACGCGGGGGGTGGTGCGCGAGGCGGTGGCCAGTTGGGTCGAGACGGGGGCGAAGCTGGGCGACCTGGTGAAGGTGCTGGAGCCGACGTTCGGGAAGCGGCGGGCGGAGTTGATCTCGGCGACGGAGGTGACGCGGGCGTTCGACGAGGCGAACGACCGGGTGAGGCAGCGGATCGGGCTACCGGCGACGAAGAAGAAAGCGCCAGCGCATCCTGGCTGCCGGTGCGCGACGCGGCCGATGTTACTGCCGAACGGGGAATGGGTGATTGTGTGGTACACGGTGCGCGGGGACCGGGTATGTCGTCAACCGCTGGAGACGCCGTGGGGGCGGGTCAACGGGTGCAAGGGTCTGCACGGGATGATCGTCAGCGAGAATTACGGCGGCCAATATCTGAGCGATGTGAAGGCGGCGGTGGGATGATCACCGGATTGGAGAGGTTCAAGGAAGAGGCGGAGCGGGTCGTGGCAGCGCTGGAGGCGGAGGCCGCGGGCGGGGCGATGAGCGAGCTGCAGGTGGTGGCTACGCAGGCGCTGATGTTGCTGGGGACGTATGCGGCGGAGTATCCGGCGGCGCCAGCGGATTCGGGGTACCGGTGGACGGGGACGCTGGGGCGGTTGTGGACGGCGGCGACGCCGCAGGTGACGGTGGGCGGGCACGTGTTGGATGCGCGGATCAGCAACGTGACGCCCTACGGGCCGTACGTGCAGGATCCGGAGCGGCAGGCGGCGCAGCATCGGGGGCGGTGGAAGACCACGGACGAGATCGTGACGGAGCACGTGGGGGAGGTGGGGCCGCTGCTGGCGCAGGCGGGGTATGAGATCGTGGAGCGGGTGGCTGAGGTGGCGAGGTGAGTGAGGCGCTGGTATTTGCGTGGTGTCTGGGGGTGGGATTCACCTGGGGGCGGATCGTGATCTATATGATGCAGCGGGGGCGCAGGCCGTTCACGTTCGAGGGTGGGTTTTACGCGGCGGCGTGCTTTTTCATCTGGCCGATTTTGCTGGGGTACGTGAGCGGCGATAGGGAGGGATAAGGTGGATTTTTCGCAATTCATTTTCATCGAGTTGGAGGAGGGGGCGAAGGCGGTCGAGGTGCTGCGGCCGGGGACGTTCGTGGACCGGAACGGGAAGACGGTGGAGATCGCGGAGGAGGATCTGGACGCGTTCGTGGCGAATTTCGAGGCGGGCACGGCCGGGCAGGACGTGCCGGTGGACGTGTTGCACGAGCGGGCGGAGGCGGCGGGGTGGGTCAAGCGGATCTTCCGGGAGGGGGAGACGCTGCTGGCGGAGATCGACTGGAACGAGCTGGGGACGCAGTTGGTGGGGGATAAGGTGTACCGGTACCTGTCGGCGACGATCGATATGGCGCAGAAGCTGATCAAGTCGATCAGCCTGGTGAATTTCCCGGCGGTGAAGGGATTGGCGCCGGTGGAGTTGGCGGAGGGGGTGTATGGGCTGAAAGAATCGCCGGGGTTGATACGGGCGATCATCAATGCGGTGACGGCGGTGTTGCTGAGCGAGAAAGAAGAGGGCGACGCCGAGCTGGTGATCCGGAAGGAAGAGAGCGAGATCGTGTTGTACTCGGCGGATGGGGAAAAGGTGCTGGGGCGGTTCCCGTTCGGCGAGGGGAGGGAATACAAGGATGAGGCGATGGCGCGTGAGGCAGCGCAGAAGCGCGAGCGTGAGATTCAGTATTTCAAGCATCAAGGGGCGGAATCAGACGACGATAAGGAGAGTGGGACTATGACTGAGGCAGAGTTGCAGGAGTTGCGGGAGCAGATCCGCAAGGAGATCGAGGCCGAGATGGCCGAGGAGCAGAAGACGCGTGTCGAGCTGACCGAGCAAGTCCGTAAGGAGGTCGAGGCGGAGCTGGAGGCGCGGTTCGCCGAACGGCAGAAGCTGGTCGAGTTCGCGGAGGAGGTGTGCGGTCGCAAGGGGCTGGCGCTGAGCGTGAAGCCGGACGAGATGGTGGAGGCGCTGGAGGCGCTCCCGGCCGGGCCAGAGCGGGAGCGGGTGATGGAGATCCTGAAGGCGCCGATCGTGGAGATGGGCGAGCGGGGGAGCGGGCGCGAGGGCGCGGGCGGAAAGAAGACGCTGGAGGAGCCGTACGCGGGGCAGTTGCGGGAGTGGCTGGCAGCGGAGTGCGATCTGGAGGAGTGGTTCAAATTGAACGAGGACCTGGTCGGCGCGGCCGATGAGTATGAGCTGTCCGCGTTTGAGAAGGAATAAACGCGGATTTCAGGACATAACGGATACGGATTAAGGAGAGTAGACGATGGCGAATTTGAGTCAGGATGCGCCCCTCCGGATTATGGGGGTGGCCTCCACAGAGAAATTCCATTGTGACAGTTCATTGGCACAGACCATCTATAAGGGTCAGCCGCTGCTGATCAATCAGAGTATGGACACGCTGTACGCGAGGGCGTGGGCGGATGCCAGCGGCGAGGGGATCGTCGATGCGGCAGATGTGTTTCTGGGGATCGCGGCGGAGGGCAAGACGGTCGCGGCCTCGGCGAGCGAGACGGACGTCAAGAGCTGGATCGAGGCGTACGTCGGTCCGACGATCGTGGGGTTCAAGAGCACGGTGTTCACGAACGCCGACCTGGGCAAGACGGTGTATATGTCGGATAGCGCGACGCTGGATGGGAGCACGGCTGCGGATAACCCCCAGATCGGGAAGCTGCACCGGGTGGAGAATGGGTACGCGTTCGTGGAGCTGGTGACGCCGCAGGTTTGCACGGGGGCGTAGAGACGCGGATACAACAACGGATTATAGGACAGAACGGATTAGGAAGGAGTAACGAGGATGATCAGTGGAAATGTACCGAAACATTTAGTCAGTGGGGCGCGGACGGGGTTCCTGGTGGCTATGCGGTCGATCTCGCTGCCGTGGCAGAAGGTGGCGATGGTGCACAATATGGATGGCAAGACGACCGACCTGGTGGATTTGGGGGCGTCGCCGATGCCGGTCAAGTCGATCGGCGGGCTGCAAAGTCAGGATTTCATCGAAAAGACGATGGAAGTGCGGCCGGAGGACTGGGAGATCGTGGTCTGGATTTCACAGAACGCGATCGACGACGACCGGACCGGCGATCTGCAGCGCAAGGTGAAGGGCGCGGGCACCAACTTTCAGCGGCACATCAACAAGCGGGTGTTCCAGGTCCTGAACGCGGGCGACAGCCAGACGTACGGCGCGTGCTACGATAGCCAGGACTTTTTTGACAGCGACCACGCGGATGCGGGCGCGGCCTATCAAACGAGCCAGGACAATGAGAACGCGCTGACCTTGTCGATCGACAATTTCGAGACCGTGTTCGTCGCGGCGCAAGCGTTCAAGAATGATCAGGGAGAGAACGTGGAGTATCAGTACGATCTCCTGGTCATCAACCCGGCCAACGAGCGGGTCGCGGTTCAGATATGCAAGAATGAGAACAGCTACGACACGGGCAATCGTGAGAAAAACCCGTACGCTGGCGAGATCACCTACATCAAATCGGCGGAGCTGGATAGCACCGCCTGGCATCTCATCGCAAGCAACGAGGGGATCAAGCCGATCATCGTGGCAATGCGCAAGCAACCGCAGCTCCAAGACGCCTGGTTTGATCCAGTCGCCGCTGACGGAGGGCGGCACTATTTCAAGTTCTTCGCCCGGTACGAGATGTACTATGGCGATTGGCGGCTGGCGAGCCAGGGGAACACATAGTCGATGCACGTTTTCGCCTACTGCACGGCGCTGGCCAGGGACGCGGTCATGGCGGCGACGGGGATCGAGCCGATCACGTCGCCGCCGATGATCGCGGCCAATTTCTCGCCCGCGTGGCTGGAAGGTCACGATCTCCTCTACTTCCGCCTGCACAGCTTGCGGAATCGGGGGGTCAAGGGTTGGTTCGGCGAGAGTCGTAACGGGCTCACGTTTGCGCTGAGCGAGGCGCAGGTTCTGGCGGCGGATCTGGGCAAGGCGATCGTAGTGGTGGCAAACTGCTACGGCGGGAATGGCGACCCGATGGTGGCGGCGCTGTACAAGGCAAACGCCAGGGCGGTGATCGCGGGGAAGGGGCCGAACGTGGCGGCGGCGCGGCGGGTGGTGGGGACGGATATGCTCGTACGATGGGTGATCCGTGGGCTGGAGTGGAAGATGCCGCTGGAGGGGGCGCTGAAGCTGGCGCAGATGCGGCTGTTGGCGACGGCGTGGCGCGAATCGGATCGGGACGCGCGACAGTTTGAGATCGTGACACGGATTACAGGACAGGACGGATTAGGAGGAAGGAACGATGAAGCGACATAGTAGGATTCTATCGGTCGTGGTGCTGTTGGCGCTGGTCGGGCTGATCGGCGGCTGCCAGCAGGCACCGGATTATCAGGTGATGAGCGCCTCGG